ACTCACAACCGCTAACTATAACCCAATCGTAGGTATCTTAACTCTTACAGTTCCTAGTCATGGATTTGCAAATGGCGACATGGTTAGGATTGCAGATGGTTCTATCGGTTGGAAGTGTTCATTGGATCAATATACATCAACAAAATATTATCCAAGAACCACTGATCCTTTAAGTAATAATTGGGTTCCTATCAGTAACGTTCAGACCAACACATTCGAGGTCTTTGCTGGTATTACTACTAGAGTTGATTACACCGTGTCTGGGGCGGATTATACACCGTCTGTAGGTATCATGACAATGAGTATCGGAGTTCATGACCTAGAAGTAGGACAAAGTATTAAGATGAGAGATAGTTCACTCGGATTTACTTGTACTGCTGACCAAAACACTGCAATCAAATACTATCCAAGATCCAAAGACCCAATCTACAACACTGCTGTTCCAATTACAGGTGTGGCTGGAACAACTATTACAGTATTTGCTGGTATCTCAACCATAGTTCCATATAACATTAGGTTTGCAGATTATACACCAGCAGTGGGTATCATGACTGTCTCTCTTGACAGACTACATGGTTTCCAAGTTGGAGAGAGTATCAAGTTCAAACCTGGCGCACTTGGATTTAGATGTGAACAGGATGGTTTCCAAACCAGTCACTTCTATCCAAGACCACAAGACCCTTACTATGATAAACCAGTAAGTATTGTTAGTTGTGCTGGTACAATATTCACAGTTGACGTTGGAGCTACTGGTGGAGCAAACATATATCAATTCATACCAAACCAAGGTGTGGCAGTTGGTGGTGTTCTTGCTGGTGGTGATTATCCATACACTCTAGTTGGTGTTGGAACTGATGCAGTTATTACTGGTGGTGGAGACTACGGCCCATACTGGTATCAAAATTCTACAACTGGTGCAATCGAAAGACCAACTCAACAGGTTCAGATTGCAGAAGGTTCTTTGAACTTCAAGTGTGCTAAAGATAACTATGCAACTGTTCATGCTTATCCTCGTAAGACAGACCCAGCATACAACGTTAATCTAGGTATAGTTTCTGCAACTACAAATAACTTTGAGGTAAGAGTAGGTCCTTCCACAATACAGGAACGTTCTATATCAACATCCACATACAATGCTGCTACAGGTGAACTTGTATTGAATGTTGGTGCTGGACACTCTTATTACGATCACTCATCTCACACAATTTCGACGGCAACGTATAATGCTAGTACTGGTGTACTAGAACCAACCATTGCAAATCATGGTTTCGTTGCTGGTGAGTATGTCAAGTTTGATTTAGAATCAATTTCATTCAAATGCGATCTAGATGGATATACTGCAACTAAGGCATATCCAAGATACTCTGATCCATTCTTGAATGAGTGGCTACCAATCTATCATGTTGGTGTCAATACATTCTCTGTAAATGTTGGTGTATCTACTATTGTAAATGCACACTGGTTCCAGAGTGCAACTACTGGTGGTCTTAAGAAAGCCAGAGACACTGTTGGTATCAATACTGCATCTATAAGGTTCACATGTGCTAGAGATAATCATGCGACAGAACATGCCTATCCTCGTCCTGATGACCCAATCGGTGGCAATGCTTCTGTTGGTATTGGTTCTACATCTGCCGATACCATAACAATCAACGTTGGTGTATCTACAATAGTCAATTACGGTATCACTACTGCAGCCTATACTGCAAGTACAGGTATCATGACCGTGTTCTCTAATGTTCACGGATTTAATGGTGCTTTACCCAAGAGTGTAGAATTTGCAACTTATGATGCTGGATCTGGTATTATGACTTGTACTGTTTCTAATCACGGAATGGTAACTGGTAATAGAGTTCAGTTTGCAAGAGGTTCCATCAGATTCAGATGTATGATGGATCAAAGAAAGACTATCAAGGATTACCCAAGAAGAAAAGATCCAGCAGATCAACAGTGGTTATCAATTACTACTGTAGACTTAGATAACTTTAGTGTGAATGTAGGAACATCACCTCTTGTTTATCACAGTCCTACAAGCGGATCATATGATCCTTTCACTGGATTGATGACTATAGACATTGGTTCCCACACACTACAAAAAGGAACTGGTGTAAAATTAAAAACAAGAGGATTCAAATTTACCTGTGCCTTAGATAACCATGCGACAAATCACTTCTACCCAAGGGCAAGCGGCATATCTGGCCCAGATCCTGCTTATAATACTTCTGTTAAGATTACTGCTACTACAGATACCACCATTACTCTGGACGTAGGTAAGTCATCTAACCAATCTGAACATATCTTTGTTTCTGCTGTTGCAAACTCAGTCATCAGTGGTGGAGATTACAAGCATACATTTGAGAACGCAGATCTCGATGGAATGTTGATTGCTAGAGATACTGTTGGACTTGCAACAAACTCATACACATGGAGATGTAGTCAGGACAACTATGCCACAGACCACACATATCCTAGAACAACTGATCCAATACACGACATAGAAGTTGGTATTGTTACCTCAACAATAGACACATTCACAATCAACGTTGGTATTACGTCTAGAGTTAAGTTCAATGTAACTAATGCAACCTATGACGCAAACAGTGGATTGGCAACAATTACCACAGATACAGCTCATGGACAAACAACTTTAACATCAGTTGGTTTAGTAACAGGTGGATTGGTTTACTCTTGTTCTATGGATCAGTATGCAACAGAGCATCCATATCCTAGAACAACTGACCCTGCACATGATACTGCATTATATCCTACTGCTGTTACATCTAACAATATCACTTTGAACGTTGGTGTTTCTACTAGAGTGGAGTATGACGTTAACCATGCAGACTACAATGAGTCTATTGGTATCATGACTGCATATCTACCTACGGTTCATGGTATTACAACTGCTGCTGGTGTTGGTAGAAATGTCAAGTTGAAAACTGAATCTATATTATTCTCCTGTTCTCAGGATAACTACACCACAAAACAATTCTATCCAAAAGGCGGAGATCCTTACTACAATGGATCTATAATTACTAGGGTTATTAATAACACTCAAATTGAAACTCAAGTAGGCCCATCTACTACACCTAGTTTCTACAACTCAGGTGGTAAGATTCAAGGTGTTATACTTGCTCCTAGATTGAGAAATAACTCTCCAAGTGGTGAAGACTTTGCATCTGGCGGTACGTTTGTAGATAAAATTATTGACAGTAAAACTTACGTTGTAAACGTAGGTATTTCTACAGTGGATCACAACTATGCTAGGGGTGGTATTTCACAACAAGGTAAGAGAATCTCATCTTCTATAGAAAAAGGATTCTCTGGATTTGATGTTATTGAAAAAATAGATGCTGCGAAATTCAGAGTCGATGCTGGTCTTACAACCGAAAGATCTATCTTCAAGAGAGGCGGTAGAGTTGACAAACCAGTGTTTGTTGACATTGCAGAACCAAACGGATACTTCAACAGAGATCTTGAATACATCTCAGGAACAACTGGCATTGGAACAAATGCAGTTGTCAACCTCCGTGTGAATGTAGATGGTAACATTGCAGAATTTGATCTTATCGAAGAGGGAGTTGCATACAAGAACGAGGATAAACTAACTGTATCTGGTATTGCGACTGACCCAAGAGTAGGCGTTCTAACTGAGTTCCAACTAACAGTTACAGAACTTGAGAATGATACATTCTCTGGATTCTATCCAGGCCAGTTCATTCTGTTTGATGATATCTCCTCATTCTTCAACGGTGTTCGTACTAAGTTTACTTTATCTGTAACAACTGCTGGTGTCACAGAGATCTTAAGTCTTAAGACTCTGCCTGGTAGTGACATGGATATTACAAACAACATATTCATTTACATTAATGATATCTTACAGACTCCACAATCATCTTACACATTCAAAGGTAGTAGAGTCATCTTCACTGAAGCTCCAAAACCAAACTCTAAGTGTTCTGTATTCTACTTCAGAGGATCTAAGAGAGATGTTGAGACTGTTGATCCAGTTGCATCATTGAAGCCTGGTGATGTTGTTAGAATTAAGGAAAACAGAAATGATCCTCTAGACAGAGATCAGTTTGAAAGAACATCTAAGAGAATAGTCGCTTCTGATGTTCTAGAAACATTCTCTTACAACAGTGTCGGTATTGATACTGCTGCTGATGCAGAGAGACCATTATCATGGGAAAAACAAAGACAAGATCAGATTCTCTCTGGTGTTCTAATATCAAAAGCTAGACCAGCCTTGAAGGGTAGAGTTCTACCTACAACTAGACTTATTAGGAATGTTGGTCAATTAGATGATAGTTTCTATGTCAACAACGCTTTCCCTGTATTCACTGCAATTGATAAGTTGATACAGTCAGAAAGAAACATTGAAATATTTGAAGATGTAACTGTAGAGCCTGGAATTGTTACATCTCTAGTTTCTACATCATCTAGTATCTCATCTTTGACAATCGCAGATGCTGGATCAGGATATGTAAATATATCCAATCCAACTGTTGCAATATCCAGTTCGTTGATCAAACGTAAAGATCCTATCTCTGCATGGGAGTTCGATGCTATCACTGGTATAACATCTGCTATTGAATTTAACGCAATATCTAAACAAGACCCATACGTCGCTGTTGGATCAAGTAGTTTCTACATGAATACTAAGAGTGGTACGTTCTGGGAGAGAGGTAGAATTGGATTTGGTGGAACTGTCACATTCAATGGTGTTGGTGTAGGTAATACCGTCTTTAGTCCCGATGTATATGTTGTGGCGGTTGGTGATTATGGATCTATAGCGAGAGCAGTTGCGATTGGTAACAGTATCAGTTCATGGACTCCTTTAACACTACTAGAACAAAGACAAATACCCGCTATCGCACAAATTAGTACATTCCCAAGTACATACGAGGGCAATTTCCAAGATGTAATTTGGGAAGGAACTAGAAATACATGGGTTGCAGTTGGTGCTGCTGGATCTATATTTACTGCTGTGGGTATGACAACTGATGCTGCATACAGTCAGTTCTCAGGAACACTACAACAACTTAATGCAGTGTGTTACGGTCAATCAGAATACATTGCAGTTGGTAATGGTGGTGCTATCATTGCTTCTAATGACGGAACAGGTTGGTCTGACAAAGTAAGTAATACTGTCAACGATCTAAATGATATCATCTATGATGGTAATAGATTTATTGTTGTGGGTGACAGTGGAACTATTGGTATTTCTACTAATAAAAACTTCTGGCAACCTTGGAGTCAACAACTACCAGCTGGAACACAACACCCTGCCACATTTGACTTTGCTAAGATTAAGTTCTTTGACAACATCTACGTTGGTATCAGCACAGTTGGTCAACTATATTACTCATTTGACCTTGCTAACTGGAACTTAAGAACTATTTCTCATCCTAATGAGATCCGTGACCTTGTACAAACACCTTATGGTGACTTTGCAAGTAATAGAGTTATCACAGTTGGATCTGGAACCACAACATTCTATGCAGATCCAGTTCTCAATAGAGCAACAGCTGAAGCATCTGCAACTGCTGGAATTATCACATCAGTCACAGTTACTAATGGTGGATTTGGATATGATGTTGGTAGTTCACCTCCAGTTATTGTGGAATCAGATAAGACTAAGAGTGAAAAAATATTCTCGGTTGATTCAAAAGGAGACTTTGGTGACATTGTAGGAATAAATACATGGCTACCAGGCTCAGGTGCAAGACTCCCACAGTTGGAGTTTACACTCAAGTCTCAGTTTAATGATAACTCAAACTTGGGTTATGGTTACTCCTCACTAAATCAACTCGGAGTTGAATACAGTGGTCTGCAAAAAGGCGACTTCTTTACAATCTACGATAGTTCATTAGTTGTTGGTCACGCACTAACAGGTATTACTACCGCTAGTGGTTCACAAGAAGTTGTCGGTATGGTTACTGCTGGTGATTATCTTGGTGGTGTATTCAGAGTTGAAGTAGTAACAACAGGAGACTCTGTTTCTGGTTTAGTCACAGTCAGATGTGCTTTTGAACCAGGCCCTGTAACTCTAGGTAACAATACAATTCACGTTGGTATTGCTGGAACCTCTAATGTTGATACATTCTGGGGTAAATATAGTTGGGGACAATTCTTTGGTTATCAGAATCGTGGTGCTGGTAATCCAACAGATTTCGTTGTCAATCCAATGAACGGTAATACTGGATTATCCACAGCTGCTGTAGTATCCAGATTAAAACCATTAACTTAACCACTAAATAAAACAAAAAGACTAGTTTTTTTAAAATGCCTGCCATAATATCCGAACAGTTTAGAATTTTAAATGCCGAGACTTTTGTAAAAAGTTTTGTCGGAGTCGGATCTACTGTTAACAAATACTATGCGTTCATGGGATTACCAAATTCTATAGAACCAAAGGCAGGCGGTACTGCCACATGGCCAACTGACACCCCTGCACCTTTAGATGGATTTGAAGAAGAGTATTCTATCAAAGAATCTATAATTGCTATGAAGAAAGTGACTGACAAGGATGTTCGCAGACTTGTTAGAAAGGTAAGATGGGTTGCTGGTACGACCTATGAGATGTACCGACATGACTACAATATTTACAATCCCACACCAATAACTTCACAAAGTAGTTTGTACGATTCAAATTACTACATAGTGAATGAGGACTTGAAAGTTTACATTTGTCTCCAAAATGGATCAGACCCTGAGAACCCCAAGGGTAGGCCTTCATATGACCAACCCACATTTGTTGACCTTGAG